GAGGACTTCGGGGCGCTGGATGTACACACCATAGCCGCCGGAGCAACAAATGATCATATCGACGCCGCATACCAGCCACTAGATGATAATGCAGATGATTTTGAGTACTTTGTAGGCGATGCGATTGAGAAAATTCTGGAGCTTGCGGGGATTGATGACGAACCGCAATTTAAGCGGAACAGAATCAGTAACGAGAAAGAGCGTACAGATATGATTCTTGAAGCGGCGAATTATCTGGATGAAGAAACCATTCTGAAAAAATTACCGTTTGTTGCACCGGAAGAAGTACCAGACATTTTGGAAAAGCTGGATGAAGAATCATATAACCGCTACACGGAGCCGATTGAACCAAATACGCTGGAAGATAATCCAGAAGGGGATGAATAACCATGTATCCATCCGACAAGTGGACAGAGCAGGAGCTACAAAAGTTAGAAAAGCGGTTAGCAGACGTATATAAACAGGCTGAAAAAGAGCTTAACGGCAAAGCGAGAAACTATTTTAAACAATTCTCCCGCCGATACGTCAAAGAATATGCGGCATACCAGGCAGGAAAGTATACCAAAAAAGAGTTTGAAGCATGGTTAATAAATCAGTATGGCAGAGGGCAGAGGTGGGAAGCACTCCGTGAAGACATGGCGCGGCGGCTGACAGAGTCAAACCAGATTGCCGCGGCATACATCAATGAGAAGACCCCTCTTGTGATTGCCATTAATCATAACTTTGAGGCATATATGATTAAATCCCTTGTGCCTGATAGACAGATAAAAGAGATTGGAGATATTGCGTTTAATTTGGTTGACGAGCACACAGTTAAACGGCTGACGGTCAAAAAGCAGAAGATTCTTCCGCCCCGGAGGGTACTGAAAAGCAAGGATGTGCACTGGAACAAGAAGAAATTGCAAAATGCACTACTGCAAGGAATTTTACAGGGTGACAGTATAAAAAAGCTCGCAGGGCGATTTCAGGACGTTACAGGTATGAATCATACTGCCGCAATCCGAAACGCCCGCACAGCGTTTACAGGAGCGCAGAACGGGGGCAGGCAGGCGGCATACGAGGAAGCCTACCAGATGGGAATTGATGTAGTGAAACACTGGACAGCAACAAAGGACTTGAGGACACGAGACAGTCACAGAGCGCTAGATGGCGAAGAAGTACCGTTTAACATGGCGTACTCAAACGGTCTCATGTATCCGGGAGACCCAAGTGGAATCCCGGCGGAAGTTTATAACTGCCGCTGTACGCAGAGAACTGCACTACCCGCCGAACTAGCACAACCGCGAATGATACGCGTCAGAAACCCAGAGACAGGCAGAAACGAAGTCATAGAAGACATGACCTACTACGAATGGTTAGCAACGCAAAGGGGGCGAATATAATGGCGGATATTGATGTTGTGAGTCACGTGGACGAAGTAATACTTAAAACCACCATGGCACTTGCAAGGGCATTAGAACAGGCAGGAGCCGCCGCAGAAGGGCACGCAAAAGACCTTTGTCCGGTCGATACGGGCGCATTAAGAAACAGCATTACGCATCGGACCGACTTGGAAAATCTTACGGAAACAATAGGCAGCAACGAAGAATACGCCGCCTATGTGGAACTAGGAACTGGCGTGTATTACAAGGGAGGAAGAAAGACCCCGTGGACTTATCAGGACGATAAGGGACAATGGCACATCACAAACGGTCAGAGGGCGCAGCCGTATTTAAAACCGGCGGCGGCAAATTACGCGAAAGAATACACAGCAATCATTGCAGATGAATTAAAAGGAGCGATGGAATAATGGACAGATTGTCTTTGCTCGTCAAGGCAAAGGAAACGGCGGAGTATTTTGTTGATAAAAAATTTAAATACTCTCAAAACGTGGCGAATAGCTGGGCGGGCGCAAAGAAGAAAAAGGTAAGCAACTGCGCATCGTTCGTGTGCTATTGCTTACAGCAGTTAGGAATCCTCAAGGCCGGGCAGATGTTTTACTGCAATAAAAGCGGAAACATCGTCTGGAAGGGAACAGGGACCAAGACAGCTATGTTAAAACACTACAAACTGATTACAGTCAACAAGTTGCCGCGGGATTATAAAAGTAAATTAAAGCCTGGAGACATTTGCCTTTATCGCCTACATACTAACATTTTTGCAGGAATAAACGAGAGCAATAAAATGGTCTGGTGGGATGCTGGAAAGGCTAGCACTAACACTAAAAAAGCAGGCGGAACATATAAAAAAATACACAGAGTTATCAACGGAAATCAGAAGATTTTATATGTGTTGAGATGGAGGTAAAAAATGAAAAAATTATTTATTAGTCAGCCGATGAAAGGCAAATCAGATGAGGAAATCTTAAGAGAGAAAGAAAACGCAATTAAAAGCGCAGAAAAACTGTTAGGGGAGCCAGTAGAGATTATTGATTCGTTTTTCCAGTCAGCTCCTGCCGATGCCAGACCGCTTTGGTTCCTGGGAAAATCGCTTGAATTATTATCAACTGCCGATATTGCGTATTTTGCAAAGGGATGGGAAAAGGCGAGAGGATGCAAGATTGAAAACACCTGCGCCATTGAGTACGGGATTACAGTGATCGAAGATTATAAAGGAGAAAAATATGGCACAGAAAAAAATTATTGACGTGTCGACATACAACGGCACAATCGACTGGAAGAAAGTAAAGAAATACGGTTGTGATGGTGCGATCATTAAGATTATCCGCAAGGATTTAGGTAAAGATAAAAAATTTGAGGAGAACTATAAAAAGTGTGAGAAGTTAGGTATCCCATGGGGCGTATATAACTACACATACGCTACCACAACGGCGAAAGCCAAATCCGATATGGAGCTTGTTTGTGACATCCTCGATAAAGTTAGCAAGAAACATTTTAAATACGGCGTTTGGTTTGACATCGAGGACAAAGTGCAGGCAAGGCTAAGCAAAGCAAAGATTGCTGAGATTATCAATGCGGCACAGACTGTCGTTGAGTCAAGGGGCTATAAATTTGGTGTTTACACCGGGATGTCGTATTTTTCGGAGCATATTGATAAAAACAAAGTTAACTGTAAAAACTGGTGGATTGCACGTTATTACAAAGGCTATAACCGCATGGCATTTAAAGCGACACCAAACAAATCTTATAAGCCTACAAACGTAGCCGACCTTATGGTGTGGCAATATACTAGCTCTGGCGTGTTTCCAGCCAAGGTTTCAACCGGCAACGGCGGCAAGTTTGATTTAAATATTTTGTATCACGACTTCCCGGCGACGGTGCAGAAGGAAGAAACAACAAAAAAGGTTAAATACACCGGGAAATTTCCTAAATTGCCGCCACGCGGCTACTATGCGTTTTTAGACGGCATCACGGTATTAAAAAACACAAGGGAAGAAATTGAGAAATTGCAGAAGTTTTTAAACTGGGCTATCGGCTCAAAATTAGAAACTGACGGCAAATATGGAGAAAAGACAGAAGATGCAGTTAGTATTTTCCAGTCGAAATGTAAATTAAAAATTGACGGCAAATTTGGGGCGAAATCCCTTAAAGCTGCAAAATTATTTAGTAAGTAATCACGAAGTACTGTGATTTACATATAAAGTCATTTAGGGAAAGAAATCCCTCAAAGAAAAGGAGTAATCAAATGGCATTAACAAGAGCTTTTTTAAAAAGCATGACACTTACAGACGAGCAGGTTTCCGCGATTATCGAAGAACACTCTGCAACCGTTACGGGTCTCAAGAACGAGATTAGTAAATACAAAGAGGACGCAGAGAAAGTCCCAGACCTCCAGAAGAAATTGAAGGACTATGAAAAGGACGACTGGAAAGGCAAGTATGAGAAAGAACACGCAGGTTTTGAGAGCTACAAAGCCGAGCAGGACAAGAAGGCATCGTACGATGCGAAAGAAGCCGCATACAAAAAGATGCTTGAAGATTCCGGCGTGTCCAGTAAAGTAATTGGCCTTGCATTAAAAGCGTCAAAAGAAACTATTGATAATTTAAAAATCGGAACTGACGGGAAATTTGAGAACGCAACAGAGGTAGAAAAAGGCATCAAAGAATCGTATGCCGATTATATTACAACCGAAACGACTCAAGGCGCTAACGTATCAAATCCACCGGGAGGAGAACCGGGGAAAATGACCAAGAAAGAAATCATGGAAATTAAAGATGCGGGCGAACGTCAGAAAGCGATTGCGGAAAATCACGAACTTTTTGGTTTTTGAAAGGAGTAGACAATGGCAGGAGTAACCACTAGCACTGTATTAAATACAGATAGCGCTCTCAAAGCGAGAGAAATTGATTTTGTAACACAATTTGAAAAAAACTGGGATGCGCTGAGAACTATCTTGGGAATCTTTAAACCTATCAGAAAAGAGCCGGGCACCAGCTTAGTAACCTACGAAGCGCAGATGAAAGATGAAGCTTTACAGGGCGGCGCAAGCGTAGGTGAGGGTGAGGCAATCCCTTTTACACAGTTTAAAGTTGTGGAAAGCAAGAAAGAAGATATTGTTGTAGAAAAATACGCTAAATCTTTAACTCTTGAGTCTGTGGCAAAATGGGGCGCAACGGTCGCAATCGAAAAGACAGATGATGCCTTTATGGTTGAGCTGCAGAACAAGGTTTTAAAAGATTTTTACACATTTTTAAAAACGGGAACATTAAAAGGTACGCAGAAGAAATGGCAGAAAGCACTTGCGATCGCAAAAGGTGCTGTACTCAACAAATTCGCAGGCATGAACAGAAATGTAACCGAAGTCGTAGGATTTGCAAATGTAATGGATTTTTACGACTGGTTAGGTGATAAAGAGATTACTGTGCAGACAATGTTTGGATTGCAGTATATCAAAGACTTCTTTGGTTTCTCTACACTGTTCCTCCTCCCTGACGCCTACATCCCGGCAAAAACTGTTATTGCAACACCTGTAGAAAATATTGACTTGTATTATATTGATCCCGGCGATAGTGATTTTAAAAAACTTGGCCTGGACTACACAACATCTGGCGAAACAAATCTGATTGGATTCCACGCAGGCGGCAACTATACAAACGCCACAGGCGAAACATACGCCATTATGGGCATGAAGCTGTGGGCAGAATACCTTGACGGTGTTTGCGTAGTTACTGTCGGAACCACAGAAACTATCCCAGAAGTATCAAGTGCCGTTTCGGAAGTAAGTTCGAACGGAAAATAAAAGGGGATGATTGAGTGCTTTATGAAATCATGAATCACATTCACAATTTCTTCCCGGTCAAAGGGGCGGCAATCACGGGAGAAATAACAATCGGAGATTGGATTTTTGACACGCTTAATTTTGATGTAGGCGTGACAGAAGATACTAAAGACCTGCGTTATTCTACTACCGCGATTCGCCTCCCGCTACAAGATGGGCAGTACTATTTAGTAAGCGGCTCTATCTTTAATGACGGGGTTTATCAGTACCACAAAGGCAATACTGCTCCGTTACAGGAGGAGACTTTTAACGGCGTAGTTGTTCCGCTGGCTATCCCCAAACCGTTTTTGTCACTGGTGGACGAAATCAGCGAGTGGCAGGCGAAAAACGGCAATTTAGGAGCGTATCAGTCGGAATCGTTTGGCGGATATTCGTACAGCAGGGCAACAAACAGTAAAGGCGAGACCTACACGTGGCAAGATGCCTTTAGGGCACGCCTGAACCCATGGAGGAAAATGGCATGAGTTTAATCAATGAATTTTTACAAGATTGCATACTCATGGATAAAAAGCGTACTTCTGACGGCGAGGGTGGATTTATCACCGAGTGGGTGGAAGGTGCTAAAATACAGGCGGCAATAATCCAAGATACCTCTATGTCTGCCAGGGTGGCAGAGAAAGAGGGTGTAACAGCAACATATACAATTACTACAGCTAAAACAGTAAAGCTAGACTATCATGATGTATTAAAAACAAAAGACGGAAAAATTTTTAGAGTTACATCAAATTCAGGAGAAAAAGAAACCCCTGCGTCGTCTAATTTAGACATAGCACAGGTCCCGGCGGAGAAGTGGGAGTTAACGTCATGACCCCAACGGCGGCACTATATCAATTTTGGTCATCCTTCGGCATAACTGCATATCCGTCTAACAGGGTGCCGGAAGATACCGCTTTCCCTTTTATCACATACGAACCGATTATAGCAAATTGGTGGACAGGTGCGGCCGCCACTAGCGTCGTAAATGTCTGGTATCACACAGAATCTGAGGCAGTCCCAAACAAAAAGGCAAAAGAAATCAGCGACAGATTGCAAGGAGGTACTACGGTAAAATGCGATGATGGATTTATTTTCCTGTCGCAGGACCAGCCGTGGACCCCTTTGGTCGATGAAGCCGACTCGTCGATAGTACGCAGATACACAGTAATAACTATGCAATTTATAACTATTTAATGAGGTGAGCAAATGAAGTATACGCAGGTACCTTCTGACCTTTTCAAAAAAATACAGATTAACGCCGGTATTATTGTATCAGCTTTTGAGCCGGAAACAGGTGCAATAACAGCAACTAACATCCTCATGGCAACCAGCGGCGGTTGTAGCTTTAGCGCGGAGCCATCCTTTACGGATTTCGGGAAAGACATTGATAATGTGCCTAAAAACACGATGGAACTCAAGGAAATCGAATCTATCGAAGTAAAATTATCAGGCACAGCCGTTACAATGGATACCGCACAGGCTAAAAGTTTTATGGCGGCGGCAGACGTAGCGGGAAACAAAGTAACACCAAGGGCAGATTTAAAGGCAGAAGATTTTAAGGATATTTGGTGGATTGGCGACTATTCGGACGAAAATTCCGGGGATTCCGCCGGATTTATCGCAATCAAAATTATGAATGCCCTCTCAACGGGCGGATTTAAAATTAAATCAGATGATAAATCCAAAGGAAATTTTGATTTTGAATACACAGGACATTACAGCATTAAGAACGCAGAGGCAGTACCTTACGAGGTCTATATCAAAACAGGCGAAGCGGCGTAGGAGGTAAAGCATGAGATTATCAGATTTAACAGCAGAACAAGGTTTAGAAGCAATCACAAATTCTCTCGAATGCATCGGCAACATTGCAGATGATGATGACGCGCTTAAACTGTGTCAGGAACTTGTGCCGCGGGAAGGTGAGAAATACATCAAAGTCTTTGCTAGGGGTGCTAAAACAGCCTCTAGACTGTTGAAAACGCACAAAGATGATGTAATCGGGATTCTGGCGGCGTTTGAATTGCAGAGCGTCGAGGAATACAAGAAAAAGCATAAATTAATGGACGTTATCAAAGGTATGGTTGACCTCGTCAATGAGCCAGAGGTACGTCAGCTTTTTTTCTCAGTGCCAACAGGCGCAACAGAAGAACCCTCTGGCGATGCGCAGGAGAATACAGAGGAAGAAGCGTAAAGGGATTCTTACTGTATGTCAAGGCTAAGATTTTAGACGATACAGAGGAATTAATTTACAAACGATATATGGCCGACGGGCTGAAATATGTAACCGAAAGTATTTCACAGGCGTTCGGAGGGAAATATCTCTATGTATCATTTGCTGATTTGATTGATAATAATAAAAAACAAACAGCAACAAAGACTGGCGAAGAAATAGCCGCAGACGTCATTAAAAAAGCCGGATTGGTGGTGATGAGTGATTGAATGTGATGGAATTGTTTGTCACTCTGGCAATCAAAGACACCGCATATAAGCAGGGGCTGAAAGACGCAGAAGGTAACGCCAGCTCGTCCACATCAAAAATCGGCGGGGCATTTAAAACAGTCGGGAAGGTGGCTAAAACAGCCATGGCGGCTGGTTCTGCCGCCGCCGTTGCATTTACAAAAACGTCAATAGATTCCGGAATGAATTTTGATACCGCGATGTCTCAGGTAGCAGCTACTATGGGAACAACCGTAGACAAAATAGAAAACGTCAAAGCCAAGGCCGAGGAAATGGGGCGTACAACAAAGTACACAGCAACAGAAGCGGCGGAAGGAATGAACATCCTTGCCCAAGCCGGCTTATCGGCTGACGAACAGATTAGCGGTATCGGAACAGTACTTAACCTTGCCTCTGCCGGTGCTATGAGTCTGGAAGAATCGGCATCATATACCGCAGGTGCGGTAAAAGGCTTTGGCGACTCGATGGGTAATGCATCTTACTATGCCGATTTGATGGCAAAAGGTGCTACTCTTGCCAATACGGATGTAAGAGGCCTTGGAGAGGCTTTTTCCGGTTCTGCCGCCACGGCAAAAAACTACGGTCAAGCGGCGGACGGTGTCACGCTTTCCTTGCTCCGCTTGGCAGAGCAGAACGTAACAGGCTCTGAGGCATCTACAGCGTTAAACAGAGCAATGGCGGATTTATATACTCCGACTGACGACGCATCAAAAGCATTAAACCAGTTAGGCGTATCAGCCTACGAAGCCAACGGCGAAGCAAAGGATTTTAATAATCTCGTAGACGAACTTAATGGCTCTTTGCAGGGCATGACAGCGGAGCAAAAAAACAATGCTCTTGCTACAATTTTTACAACGCAAGGCTTACAGGCGTTTAACAAAATGACCGCATCAAGTGATGCGACTGTACAAAAATTTTGGAAAGGAATACAGGATTCTTCCGGCTCCGCGGCACAGCAGGCGGCTACACAGTTAGACAATTTAAAAGGCGACATAACCCTGCTATCTAGTGCTACAGAGGGCTTAGAACTGGGTTTTTACAATACTTTTTCGGGCGCTATCCGTGGTGCCATCAAAGACGTAACAAGCGAGGTTAGTGGATTAGCTGAGGCGATGGAATCCGGCGGAATAAGTGGAGCTTTTTCCAAACTGGCGCAAGATGCGATTAATTTTAGTGGTCAGTTGCCGGGACTGACAAAAATCGGCGGCGACCTCATAAACGGTTTAATTTCGAGCGTTACTCAAAACTCTGGCAGTATTACAACTGCTGTCGGCCAACTGTTAAACAATCTTGCCTCTACGATTTCCACGGGGCTAAATGTGTTTACATCGGTCGGGATTAATTTGTTAACGACTATCGCCAGCGGCATGACTCAAGGCATCCCAACCTTTTTGGGGCAGGCGTTGCCGATGCTGACACAATTTACAGAGTCATTGAGGAGCAACGCAGGCAAATTGATAAATGCAGGCTTAACACTTATCCAGAATATCGCGCAAGGGCTGATTAACTCTATCCCTGTACTAATTGCATATGTACCTACAATTATAACAAATTTAGCCGGCATTATTAACGATAACGCGCCAAAAATCCTTGCAACAGGAGTAACAATCATAACAAATTTAGCGATTGGCTTAGTTCGCGCTATTCCATTATTGATTGCCAATTTGCCGAAAATTATCACAGCTATTGTGAGCGTGTTTACGGCATTCAACTGGCTGTCGCTTGGCAAAAATATTGTTACTGGCATAATCAAAGGAATTAAAAATCTTCCTTCTCTTTTGAAGAGTACCGCTAAAAATGCCGTAAACGGATTTAAAGGGGCGTTTAGGGGCAACGGCATTTTATCCGCTGTTAAAGGGGCGTTTACTAAGATACCGTCAGCTGTAAAGAGCATCTTTACCAAGGCAGTATCCTTTGTAAAAACCTTCCCTGGACGATTTAAGAGCGCTTTAAAATTTAGCTGGTCTCTTCCACACCTAAACTTACCGCACCTGAGTGTTTCCGGCGGAAAGGCTCCATTTGGAATCGGTGGAAAGGGTTCCCTGCCATCGTTCCATATTAGCTGGTATAAAAAGGCTATGGAAAGTCCATATGTATTTTCTGATGCCACCTTGTTTGGAGCAGGAGAAGCAGGAGACGAGATGCTGTACGGTCGTAGCAGACTAATGAGCGATATCAAAGAGGCAACACAAGGAACGAAAAACGATGTAACCATTAACGTAACTGTAAACGGTGCAGATAACCCAGAAGAATGGGGAAGAAGAATGGCAAGTGAGCTTAGAAGGCAGGTGAAAATGGCATAATGGCAAAGAAAAAGTCTGCTGCTCCCAGCGGTCTGTCTATATCGAGAGATAATTTGAAATTTACAATATCTTGGAAAATACCGGCGAAAAAATATGAGGATGGACAGTGGCTATGGTATCGTCTACATACAAAAAACGCCGGTGCTTCTAAATGGGATTGGACAAAGTGGAAGAAAATAAATGTGGGAAAATCAGCAACTAAAAAAACGGTAGCACTTAATGCAAAAAATTATTATCCTGTCTCATCAAAATTATTAAACGCGATAGAATTTAAGGTAAAGGGCAAGACAAAAAGCGATAAAAAGCATACCTATACAGCCGCACATTCCACAAAAACGTTTGCTATTCATGCGCCAAATGCCCCTTCTGTTTCTTATTCTCTTGATGATGCCGACGCAAATAAAGGTACTTTTACCTGGAGTACCTCATACGAGGCGAATGATGCAAGGCATTTTGCAAGGACACAGGTACAGACCGCATTAATGACAAACTATAAGGGCGCCATTGCAAACGCTCGCTTTACCAATGCATCCTATACGGGAGCGTCTGGCACATGGGCGATAACAGAGGATGGTTCCCCGACACAAAACAAGACATTTTGCCGTATTGTAAGGGCAAAATCGAGAGGGTGTGCCGGAGATTCCGGTTGGAGCTATGCATACCATTATTACAGCATCCCAGAGCGTCCAAATATACAGAGTACAGGGAGTAAAGAGATAGGCTCCTCTAGCCGCTATGTATGGGCAAACTGGGTGCAGGCATCGCCACGGGACCGCCCTGTGGATTCTATGGAGTTACAATACGCCATAGACACGCCAGAAAGCGGAGAGAGGTATACTGGCACATCGTGGAGTACAGGAGTAACTGTTGCGTACCATGATTATACGGTGTCAGCAGATTTTAACACGGACGACGGCATAGCGGAAGACCAGATCATGTGGACAAGGGTGCAAAGTACGCACGATAAAAAATATGCGTATTCCGAGCCACGAGTAGCGGCACGAGGGGCTTTAAAATCCCCGTCATTTGATACGGTATCGGCAACGGGAACAACGCTTACTATCAATAGCGTTGAACGCAACACGGAAGTTCCTGACGCTAAAACAGCCGTCTGGATGAAAATAGGCAACGAGGAAAAAGGTATTATTGCAATTACCGACAAAGAGGGGACAATCACAGTTGCGTGTCCGGACGTTTCTGGCGGTACCGAATACCAGATTGCGCTCAAAAATTTTACCGGAACTTCCACACCTCAAAATGGAGCGTCTGGCACCACCTACAAACTTAGCCCCCTCATGCAGTCTGGGTGGATTTATTCGGAAACAAGAAAGATTGCAGTCCCACCGAAAAATATAACTGCAATGGCGGTGGCATCTGATACCGTGGAACTAACATGGGATTGGTCGTGGAAAAATGCGGATGCGGCTACCGTTGCGTGGGCAGACCACGAGGACGCATGGATTAGTACGGAAGCCCCAACTACTTATGACGTGGAGGACAGGGAAACCACGTGGCATATCGGGTCCCTAGAATCGGCAAAAACATATTATTTCCGCGTAAGATTGCGGGATACGTCCGGGGATGAGGAAGTGTTATCTCCTTGGTCTGATACGGTTTCCGTATCTCTGAGTGAGACCCCAACAACTCCTACGCTTGCAACGACAGAAAATTATCTTGCCATGGACGATATAGTTATTTGCAGTGTCGGCTACACCGGAAACAGCAAAGCGAGCATAAAAATAGCAGAAGCGATTAACGATGAACCGGTCAAAGGTAACGATGGAAACGTTGTGGTTTTAATGATGTCTTCCGGCATGGAGACATTATCGGAAACGATTGAAAACATTAATAAAATCTATACTGCAAGTGGTCTTTTGAGCAATCTGTGGAATGTAGGAGAAATCCATTATTTAAAAGCAATGGTTACAGCACAAGGAGGTAAAGAGGGGGCATGGTCAGATTCTGTGGCTGTCGAAATTGTTGCAAAACCTACAATAGACAGCGTTGCAACGAATCTCGTCTCAGAAACAACGGCATATAATTCTGACGATGTTACCACGGAGGCAACCGACCAGACAGTACCGGAATCATCGGAAGGCACAACAAATTATTTAGAACAGCTGCCATTAACGATAGCCCCATCCTTCGGGGATTCTGCCGGCACAGCAAAAGTAATGATTGTCAGAGACGAGGATTATTATATTCTGCGCCCGGACGGATTAAAGGAACAGCATTTTTCCGGCGAAATTATTTCCAGTTTTACCGGTAGCGAAACAGATAACTACAGTATTGCCTTGGGTGACCTGATCGGGCAGATGGATGACGGTGCAAGGTACAGCATACAGATTGCATTTACAGATATTTATGACCATGTGGCAGAAAAAAAGATACCGTTTGTTGTGCGGTGGAAACATCAGCCAGAAGTACCAACGGCCACTGTAAATACGATTGCAGACAATAAAACAGCAAGTATTGTTGTCGCTAAACCAACTACATATGCTGACGGGGATACATTTGATTTGTACCGGATGAGCGTAGACAGGGCGGAGTTGATTCTTGAAAACGGAATCTATGGCCAGAAATATGTTGATCCATATCCTGCACTAAATGAGTACGGCGGCATACTGGTTGTGAATAAAACCGCTAACGGCGACTATATAACGTCAGACAGCTCGTTTGCATGGTTGTATAGCGATTTTTCCATAGAATATAAAAAGGCAATCATTGATTTTGACAGTGAATCTATCGAAATCCAGTATAACCTTGATTTAGATAACTCATGGGATAAAGATTTCGAGAGGACAGTTTATCTTGGTGGTTCCGTACAAGGTGACTGGAATCCTGCAGTCACTCGTGATTTAAAAATTGATGCAGTAAGTATCTCACTAACAGAACCAACGATGATTGAGCAAATGAGGCGGCTTGCAACGTATCCTGGAATATGTCACGTTAGGACACCAGACGGCTCGTCATTTTCCTGCGATATACAGGTGTCGGAGAAAAAAGACCACGATAACAAAATGCGGACAGATTTCTCGCTAACGATTAAAAAAGTGGATTCGGAAGAACTGGACGCTGTGACGGAAGAACAGTGGAGCGCAGAGCATCCTAGCGAGGTGATGTGATGGATTGGAGCAAAGGATTTTCAGCAAGATATATTTTGACAACGGTTGACCCCAAGACGTGGACAGACCAGAAAGAATTTGAATTTACTGAGGGCAGTATTGACCGGGACAGCACGTCAGATTTAAGGGAATCTGCCTCCGTCACAATGACAGAAAAGATAACAGATAGTGAGTGCTGGGTCCGTATTTACCTGCAAGCCAAACAGGGAGGGTCGGGAGCAAAAGTAGCGCTATTTACTGGCCTGACCGCCTTCCCAGAAAGAAAGCTTGATGGTGTGAGAGAAACTTACAATATTGACTGTTATTCCGTTCTCAAGCCGGCAGATGATGTAATCCTGCCGCGTGGCTATTATGCACCAGCCGGTAGCGGAGCAAAACAGATTAAAAATCTGCTTAATGATTGCATCCCCGCCCCTGTGTATGTCGAAGGAACATCGCCGATAACTACAGATAATATCGTTGCGGAAGATGGGGAAACAAGGCTCACAATGGCGCTGCATATTTTAGATGCCATTGGCTGGCGGATGCGAATACTTGGCGATGGAAGTATTGTTATCTGCGCAAATGATAATAATAGCAGTCTTACGGTGGGAATTAACGCGAACGACATAATAGAGTGTGATGTAACAGACACATTTAATTGGTATGACACACCAAATTGTTTCATGGCGATACACGATGATTACGGAGCGGCTATCGCGCGGGACGACAGCCCGGACAGTTATTTATCAACCGTCAGCCGGGGCAGGGAAGTGTGGAAATCGGAAACAGGCGTTGAATTATCTTCCGGGGAAAACATAGCGGCTTATGCCGTTAGAAAACTAAAAGAATTGCAGAATCCTGCCAGAACGATACAGTATAGCCGGCGATTTTTCGAGGACGTTCTTTTAGGCGATGTGGTCTTTCTAAATTATCCGAGACATGGCCTTACTGGAAAATTCAGAATAATATCACAAACCTTGTCGCTTGAACACGGATGCCGGACAAAGGAAGAGGTAGAGAGCATTGAATGATTTTATAAAAGAGATTGCCTCGGCAATGAAAGAAAGCAAAACAAAGCCTTACGACACGGTTGCAAAAGTCCTTCGCGTTGACGAAAAAACGGCATATGTCCACATTGACGGTGGAGCAGATGAAACCCCCGCACAGATGGCGATTAATTGTAAGACAGGTGACACAGTAAAAATCCGTGTCAGCGGCGGAAAAGCATGGTTAACAGGAAACATTACAGCACCACCTACGGATGACTCTGTTGCAATTAAAGCGAATAAGACAGCTACTAAGGTAAAGAAATCCTACGAGAACTTTAAAGATGTTACCGAGGAAAACTTTAGCAGTCAGGAAAACAAGATATCAGAGGCTGCTAAAGTTGCAACTAACTTTATGAAATATATCGAAGGACTTGGATTAGTTGTCGGTGATATGCGAGGCAATGAACTTGGACAGAACGCGTTACTTGACGCAAATGGAATGTGTGTGCGCAACAATAACAGCGAAATTGTACGATTTGGAATTACAGATATTAAGGTAGTGAATGAAGATGGAGACCCTGTTTATAGTGGTACTGGTTCTGTTGTAAAGTCACGAAACAATATTGTTGTATCAACACAGCAAACAAAAGATGCAGGTAATACTAATGCCGGTGGTAAGGCTGCGCTTGAATTATATTATGATAGTGCAAAAGATAATATGAGTCTCTCGTTATCTGTAAAAAGTGGAACATCCTATACTGATTTGTACGAAAGCATTGGAAATGGGATATATGCTGATAACTCTAATACAAAGATTGTGTCTTCAGACGTAATAAAGTTGGATGCAGGGAGAATATATTTATCCACCTATTTAGGGACTTGGAGACCATATTTTTGCGCTGGCGATTCGATCAGTGCAACTTTTGGTACTGCTGGATATATTACGAGTTCCGGCAAGGATGTCATTTTTATAATTCCATTATCAAAACCAATAGTTGGGAACCCAACGGTAACAGTAACAAGTGTGGAAGGACTTATGGTCCGACAAAATAATAAGTATTTGTATGGTGGCTCATCAACAAAATATGTCAAACCTAGCAAATATACTGTACGCTCAACGCTTAGTGGAGGCTGCATCCATGTATTTGCAACAATGCCAAATACTACAGATGTTACAAACAATAGTCCTTGCGGCATCTGGGCTAATATTAAGATAACATTCTCATAGGAGGAATAATAAAATTGGCTTTAAAAAAAGAAATCCGTCAAAGTGATGGCGTGGTTACTAATTATCACAGAATCTTATATATTCAGTCTACAATCAACAGTCATGAGTCAATAGCTGTAGTGTCTTATGTAGATGAGATTGGTAGAGCTATGGAAAACAACGGCGACAGACCGTATAGAACCGCTGTTACATATGAGAAAGAGTATGAAGAGAATATGACTATTGAAGATGCTTATAAGTATCTCAAAACACTTTCGGAATACGAAGACGCAGAGGATATCTGATACAATTTATGCATAAGGAGATGTTATACACGATTTAGGCGGCTGGGATTGCATAGATACGGACGGAACCAAGCGATATTACTGGGGGAAGTCTTTTGAAGTAGATAAATTGCCTCATTATGTTGCAAGTGGTTCGACGGCGTTATGTGTAGACACAGGGGAATTATATGGCTTTTATGCCCCTGATAGCAAGTGGTTTTTACTTTAGGGAGGTGTAGGACATGAGAAAAAGCGGCTTAACGGGAGATGAGGCGTATATACTCTCGAAACATGTGGAAACAACAGAAGACCTTGGCCCTCTAAAAAAAGAAATTGGTTTGATAAAGGAAGATTTATCCAACAAAATTACTAAATTCTATGCATCAAATCAAGGTGAAACTCATCTTGCCGATTCTGACAACGGCAAAATTATGGATATGATGCTATATGGCAAGTCAGAGCAGTTTACTACTACTGGAAAGAATCTCCTTAAAATTAGAGATGCGACACAAACAACCAGAGGAATAACTGTTACTTCGAAGGACGGAGTAATTGCATTGAAAGGAACTGCAACAGCAACAGGATGGGCGATGATTAACATTGATTCTTTTGTGTTAGATGGTACGTACATCCTTAGCTGTAATAGGTCTAATGATTTTGATAATGTATTATTAGCGAACAAATCATACAAAGAAGTTATAAAACAGAACAATTCAGTTACTTTAGAAAATGCAGAGGTATCCATAATATGTTTTAGTATCACAAATGGCAAAACCTATAACATTTCTAATGTTCTGATTCAGTTAGAAAAAGGTTCAGAAGCCACTTCCTATGAACCTTACACAGGCGGTAAGCCGTCACCAAGCTCTGACTATCCGCAGGAGATTAAGAGTGTTGTGAATCCTACATTTAAAGTAAAAAATGAAGATGGATTAAAGGTTCAATCTGTTACGCTTAACAATATCACCCTTAACGCAATTCCTGTATCTAGTGGTGGTAACGTCACAATCGACGGACAACAGTATATTGCAGATTATGTGGATTCTGAACGTGGAAAATTGTATCGAAAAGTAAATCGATTAAATCTGAAAGATGTTGATGCTACAAAAATATCACATGGGTTCCATGCAAACGGAAATGGCTATTTATCAATCACAGCTGAAAAACCACTAAAAAATCAGAAACCTATATCGAACAAATATATAGGTGAAGTGTTTTCTAACAAAAGCGGATATGTATACACTCCTAATAATATAAGCGTTATTTTAGTTGATGAAAGATTTACGGATAAGCAAACAGCAATTAAATTAAGTCAAGATACATATGTAATTTATGTATTATCTTCACCAACTGAAGAAGACTTACCACTTGAACAAATCAAATTTCTAAAATCATTATCTGCAAATTATCCAGTAACAAACATCAGCGTCAATTCAGAACAACTTGACGGATATACAGTATTTAATTATCCAATAAGTATGGCTAATGGTTGGAATTATGTAAAACAGCAGTTAAACGATAACCGAGATTACATCTATGATATGGATTTACAATCCGCAGAAGCTTATGTAAATTCAGAGTACGCAGTAACATTAACAGAATTGGAGGTATGATATATGCTATATAGAACATTATTAAAGCTTAAAGAAAGAAAAGGTCTGACAGACGATTTAAAGAACAAGATTGATATTTTCTTCGCCACGGGCAGAATTACAGAGGAACAGTACAATGAGCTGATGGATGTTAATAAGGAAGAAGAATCGAAAGCGGAAACTAATTAATTAAAGAGGGCTTTAATTAATTTATAAAAACAAAAGAAAAATAATTTTTAAGGAGGAATGGAGATGGTAGATATCATGTTACCCTTAATAACTTGTATTTTTGTAGTTTTTGACTTAGCTAGCGGTGGAGTAGCCGCCTGTGCCAACCACAAGTGGAAATCCTCAGAAATGAGGAAAGGATTGTATCATAAATTTGGCTCTATTATGCTTGTGGTGCTTGCGTACCTTATCGACTACGCTCAGAAATATGTAGACTTAGGCTTTCAGGTGCCTATTGCCGCAGGAGTTTGCGTGTACATCATTTTGATGGAGCTTGGCTCTATTGTGGAGAACATCGGTAAAATTAACCCTGATTTGCTCCCGGACAAGGTTAGAGCGATTTTAGGACTGGACAAAATGAAATAAATTTACGTAATTTTTGCGTGTTTGAGGTGATACAGTGAACAGAAGTTTGATAAAAAAACTCTGGAAATTAGGCGATAAACAATTTATTGACTACGCCTTGTCGTGTGCCCGCTTAACCTTGCGGGAGCGCGAAACTGTACAATACTTGCTTTTTGACGGATTAACGCAGGAGCAAGCCGCCGAGAAAATGGATATAAGCACGAGAGGATTACAAGGGCTGTGGAGTTGCGCTGTGGAAAAGATTTTGTTAGTTCCCGGCACGATCCCATACATAAACAGCCTTTAAAAAAACTAAAGATGATTTAAAAATTGCGCAGAAATAAGCACACTGTCTTCGTGGTGGTGTGCTTATTTTTTTGCGATAATAAAACTATAAGGAGGGCAGAAAGATGTATCAATATTGGAATCCTAACCCAGCGGCGGCAAAAGTGGGAGATTGCACCGTGCGCGCTATCTCAAAAGCTACAAAGCAAACGTGGGAAGAAACATATATACAACTTGCCCTGTACGGCTTAATGTTGTCAGATATGCCCTCAGCTAATGCAGTGTGGGGTGCATACCTCAAAGATAAGGGGTTTAATCGCTACATAATCCCCGATGAGTACATGACTTGCACTGTATCGGAATTTGCAAACAGCCACCCGGAAGGGGCTTATATATTAGCACTGTCAGGGCACGTTATAGCGGTAATTGACGGCAATTACTACGATACGTGGGACAGCGGAGCAATGACACCAATATATTACTGGAGGGAAGGAGGAAAATAAATGTTCGGTTATCCACAGTATCCACAACAGTATCCACAGTACGCACAATATCCACAACCGGATTATCTTGACCAACTAAATCGACTAAAACAACAGCAGTCACCACCACAACAAATGCAACAGCAGACCAACCCCGATGAGCGGATTTGGGTGCAGGGGCAGGGCGCGGCGGAGGCGTATTTAGTAGCACCAAACTCTTTTGTCCGCCTGTGGGACAGCCAGGCACCGATTTTTTACGAAAAAAGAGCAGACCAGACGGGCAGACCGTTTTTAGAGGTGTTTGAATACAAGCGCAAAGGCACAGATTCGCCCACAGCGGAGCTTTCACAGTCTAGCCAACCAACTAACTACGAGGAACGATTAAATGCCTTAGAAAGGCAAATGGAGACGTTAAGAAGGAGGGTATTGAATGAATCTCAATCCAATGCAGATGATACAGCAGTTTCAGCAGTTCAGACAGCAGTTTCAAGGGGACCCGAAGCAGGAAGTGCAAAACCTGCTAAATAGCGGGCAAATGAGCCAGCAACAGTACAACCAGTTGCAAGGGATGGCAACACAGTTTCAAAACCTTTTAAAGGGTTTTAAATAAATAAATAAAAAGGAGTGATTTCATGGGATTAACAACAGACGGAATGAGTCCGGCAGATTTGGCGGCAGTCACAGGCAACAATAACGGCGCATTTGGCGAGGGTAACGGTGCTTGGTGGATTATCATTCTTTTCCTTTTCATCTTCTGTGGATGGGGAAACGGAAATGGATGGAATAACGGTGGCGGAGGCGCGGCAGATAACTATGTATTAGCTTCTGACTTTGCAACCTTACAGCGCCAGATTGATAGCGGCATTTCCTCCCTTGAGCGCAAGGGTGATGCTATCAACACCGGTATTTGTGACGGATTTTATGCAATGAACACCTCTCTGCTCAACGGATTTGCAGGAACAAATAGCACAATCCAGCAGAACGGCTACGATACACGAAATGCAATCCAGCAGGGACAGATCGCAGATATGCAGAGCTTTAATGCTTTACAGGCACAGTTAGCGCAGTGCTGTTGTGATAACAAACAGGCTATTGCGGGCGTCAACTACAACATGGCAATGAACGCCAATGCATTACAGCAGGAAGTTACAAACGGCTTCTGCCAGACAAACTTTAACAACGCAAACAACACAAGAGACATCATTGACAACCAGAATAACAACGCTAGAGCTATCCTCGATGCCCTCACAGCGCAGAGAATCGAAGCTAAGGACGCTAAGATTGCCGAGCAGAATCAGCAGTTATTTGCGGCACAGTTAGCGGCTTCTCAGGCATCACAGAATGAAACCTTAAAGGCGTATATGCAGGGACAGTTTACTTACTACAACCCTAGACCGGTGCCGGCTTTTCCGGTTTCCGCACCATATCAGTACGGTAACTGTGGGTGCAATACCGGTTGCGGATGCTAAAATTTTATAATTAGCAGCTTCCTGCGTTGACGGGATTGTTCGGCTTGTGCCGATGATGCTTATAGCGGCGGGGCAATCGTTCCGCCGTTTATTATTAAAAAAGGAGTGATAACGTGGCAGAATTTACTAATAGCAATATCGTAACCGTGGCAGCGGGGCAGAATTTACCGCTCACAGAGACAACCGTAAAGTGCGGTAGCTGTATCGCGCACCGGGAGGGGGCAGGAATTGTGACCCTTAGAGGTCTTACAAATCAGTGTCGTGCACGCTATAAGGTCAGTTTCGGGGCTAATATCGCCATACCTGCCGGTGGAACTGTGGCACCTATTTCTATTGCCTTGGCAATCGCCGGAGAGCCATTAAATAGTGCGACAGCAATCGTAACACCTGCGGCGGCAGGCGAATATTTTAATGTATTTACGGCGGCATTTATTGACGTTCCGCGCGGGTGTTGCATAACGATCGCAGTCGAAAATACATCTACACAGGCAATTAGTATAGCCAATAGCAATTTAATCGCCGAGAGAGTAGCATAAAAGGAGGGCGAAAAATGGAATCATTACACAAATTAAAAAAGATGATGTGCAGGGAGCTGGACGAGATTTCCAACAAAGGCGATATGAGCGCCGGGGATTTGGAAGCAGTCCATAAACTGACGGATACAATTAAAAACATCGACAAAATTATGTACTTAGAGAGCGATGATGAGTACAGCCGTGGCGGCGACTGGAACGCATCGGGAAGATATAGCCGTGGGCGTTATCCCGACATGGACTACGGCGACTACAGCAACGCTCGTAGAGGTCAGCATTATGTGAGGGGTCATTACTCTTACAACGATGCAAAAATGCAGGTAAAAGAGACTATTAAAGACATGATGCATGACAGTAATCTGTCTAGCACAGATCAGGCAGCTTTAGGCAGGGCGTTAGCAGAATTAGACCGATAAAAGGAAGGAGTGCCGCAATGATTAATATGAGCGAAATTAATGCCGAAATTGCGGCATTAGAGGCAGGAAAAACAACCTACGCCACTTGCGAACGGCTTTCGATTTTATACAATGTACGCAATAATCTGGAGCCAGATAAGGCGCCAAGCCAACCGACACCAAAAACAGCATATTATTCTTACGCATCCGAACCGGAATCTGAATTTAAGGAGGTAGCCCGGAAAGCAGACTTTGAGCACTTATTACGCGTGCTTGACGAACACATGAAAGCTATAGAAGCAATGTATCCGCGAGAATATCGGTCAGTTTTGCGAAAAATAAAAGAGGGCGCTTGAAACGTCCTCTTTCTTCTTGTATAATATAATTACTTCTCCTTTATTTCTATCATATTTTGTTATACGGTAACTGACCTTAACCTGGTGGTTACGGCTAGTTACTGTATAACAAAAACTAAAAAAATATAATATCCTCCACGTAAGTGTCGGGGGATATTTTTATTTCTTTTACAATACTTTTCCAAAACACCTGCTTGTCTTGTTCGCCTAACTGCATATACATATCTTTCCAACCGTCAGGAAATCTGCTTTGTATTTTTTTCTTAGTTTCTAGTTCTTCCGTTGCGGCGGTCTGGGATAGTTCTTTTAATTCCTTTGATATAGCCTCATATCTTTCGTCATAGTATTCTTCTGTTATCCTGCCTTTCTCAAACATTTTATTAATTCTTCCCAACTCACTGGATAATTTTTTCTTTCTTTTTCCCACATCGTTTCCAGCCGCCTTCACACGACCTTCTGCCCTTAATACATCTAACTGTATTTTTTCTTCGATGTGATCGAGCATATATGTTTCTAATTTTTTTTCTGATCGCGTGTAGGTCTTGTGCTTTTGTGCGACAGAGTGGGGGCAGTGATATACTTTGTACTTTTTTCCTTTTTTGCCTATTGCACACCCGGAAAGCCTGCAACCGCAAAGCGGGCATTTCATCAAGCCGGAGAAAATGTAAATACGCCTCCTGCAATCTGTCCAAGTTTTTTGGCTGGATACTTCGTTGATTTTTTGCGCTTGCTCCTCTGTGATGTACGGCTCACAGTAGTTTTTTACTCCATACATTTCGCCGCGATAAGCCGGGCTAGACATAATCTTAACCAACCTTGTTCTGGTTCTTACAAAATCAGGGTATTTACTTAAAATATAGTCTGCGGTTCCTGCTTTCGAGAAAGTCTGGAAATAATGCTCAAACATATCCTCAATTATTCCTCGCGTCTTTTCATCTTTTACAATCTTTTTCCCTTCTATGCGATAACCTACCGGCACTTTTCCGCCAATATATTCCTTGTTGTTCCGTTTAAATTCCATAACAGACCGTATTTTTTCGCTGTCTCTGTCTGCCTCTGCCTGCGCTACGGACAGCATAATATTTACTTTAAATATTCCCTGACTTGTTTCTGTCTCATAATCCTCCCAGATAGCCCTCCAAGGCACTTTGCACGCGTCAAGGACATTTTGTACCTCATAATACCCTGCAACGGCTCTAAACCACCTGTCAAGGCGCGTGAAGAGTATTATGTCAATCTTACATTGCCTGCAATCGTCAAGCAACTGTAAGAGGGCGGGGCGTTTTGTATATTTTTTACGTGCAGATATGCCGGCATCGTTATAAATACCGGCAACCGTATATCCTTGCTCCTCACAATATTTTTCAAGCGCATCTATCTGCGAATCAACGGACAATCCACTGTTCTTCTGCTCTTGCGTGCTTACTCGCACATATAAAGCGGCTCTTTTCATTTATTCCTCTTCCTGCCTTCGTACCTCCGGGGCGGGTGCTGCTAATTATAGCTGCTAAGTCTATCTATTAGTTTTTTTCTAAGACTTTCGTATTTCTCGGTTATTTCTTTGCACATCCTCTTTTGGTTTAATTGGATTAAATACGATAATGACTATTTTACCAAGATAAAAATATACGAAAGTATATTATTTTTTATATTCCACAATATCGCACACTTGACAATCTAACTTCTCGCACAGATACATAATTGTATCTATGTTCACGTTTCTGTCGTGCCGCAACTTATTGACCAGTGCCGGAGAAAGATTAAAGCTTTCCTTATCTAATAGGTTGGAGCGCTTTAACCCTCTACGCTCTAGCGTGTCCCATAAATTACTATATGAGATACTACCTTTATATATGTTACTTCTTTTTCTTGTTCGTGTTTCCATTTTGAAGCCTCCTTTAATCGTTATAAATATATAGTACATTATTTTGAAATAAATATCAAGAAAAAAATAATATATTTTCGTGTATTTTTCTCTTGACATAATAGACATTATCGTGTACAATAAGATTAAATCAAGAGAGGAGATACAAAGAAATGAAAAAATACAATTTATCAAACATTATGAAAAGAGCATGGGAGTTAGTTAAAAAGGCAGGTCTTTGCATCTCCGAAGGATTAAAATTAGCATGGAGGGAAGCAAAGAATATGAAAGAGACAATGGAAGAAAAGCTTATCCGCCTTGGCTATAAGGTGTGGGAGAAGGGTGACATGAAACGTATCTATATTAATGATTTCCAGAAATACTTAGAGGTTGAAGAAACCAATACGCCAGCAGCAATGGGACGTGGAAGAATCATTAATGGCATCTGCACAGATGAATATAAAAGCTTTGCGCAGCGTCAAGCGTTAAACCTTATTGACTGGGGATTTGGAGCTAAATTGTATTACGACTGTAAAAAAGAAGACTGGTTTTGCAAGAATCCGGGAGGAAGTTTAATTAAAAAAATCCTCTGGACAGTTGCCGATAAATTAGAAGTGTTATAATAAATACCCGCCCGGCGGCGGAATCCGCCGGAGAAAGAAGGAAAATATGAAAAAGTACAACGTATACAAAGCCACACGAGAAATCAAAGAAAGAGACATTTCAGAAATAGTGCAGGGGTGTACATTTTTCTGCGATGATGTTTTCGAAGAATTAATAAAATCTTGTGACACATTAGAAGAAGCAAGAGAAGTTTTAAAAAAATATAAGACAGATATTACCTATTATTCCGGAAATACCGAAGACTGCTACCTGGTTACGGAATACTGTATCTTGCCAGAAATTTATGACAAAGACGGCGAGATCGTGGAGTCCGGCGACATTGAAGAAATTACAGAAATGAAAATCACTGTCGAGGACGAGGAGTGGAACGTTGTAAAAACGTTTGATAATCTAAAAGAGGCGGACAATTTTATACATAGTGACGAAAGAGAATTGACGCTGATTTATTAGGATGAAAGGGGGAAATGGCATGCAAAAATTCAATAAAAGGAGAAAACTAGATAGATTCTTAGCTAGCTTGCCTGAAGACATGGTTTTTAAGTCAAATAATGAGTTCCGCATAAAAATGCCAAACGGATACATTAGTATTGGGTATTATTACCATGATTATCATGCGTTTGGAGGACATCGTAATTCTGAATACAATACTATACAAGAAAACATAGATGCAGTAAAAGAACTTATTGACAAATATGGGAAAGGAGAGTAGGATATAGATAAGGTTTTTAATAGCTCCATTTTGGAAAGATAAAGCACTTGCTTCGGCAGGTGCTTTTTTGTTATTTTGAAAAAAAGAAAAGAAGGAAGAATTGATTCTTCCCTCTTGTTGGTTGCCCTATTAGTGGACTAATTATTTTAAATTAATAGTTATCTTCTTGTCTGTCCAGAACGAAGCACTATATTCTAAAATCACTTTCTTTGCATCTTTTGGCACTTCATAGTATGCTGTAAAGCTTACGTTCTTTCCTGGAGACAAATTAGTGTTAACAAAATCACTGTTTCCTATGTATTGCTGTTCGCAAGCTGAATTATCTGCATAGCATTCGCAATCAGATACAGATACATATTTGTCGCCTTTTTCTGCAATATTTTCACAGGTAAAGTCTACAGCTACATATTCGCATCCATCTTTTGGAGTGAAATACTCTCCGGCATCATATCCAAATTCAGCCTTTTTAGCGGTTACTTTTAAACCGTCATTCTCAAAAGATTCGCCAACCTTTACGCTGTCTTTCTCTTTTGTTTCTTCCTTTTTAGCAGTTTCTTTCTTGGCCGCTGTTGTTGCTGTGGTACTCTTTGTCTGAGAATCAGTGGAAGAACTGTCATCGTCACCACCACCCATTGCCATACCTAAAACAGCCAGAACAATGATAATGATAATTACCCATTTCAGCTTGCCGCCCTGTTTCTTCCGGCAATGAGGACACACTTTAGCTTTTGCGTCAATTTCTTCTTTGCAATACTTGCAAACTTTAGTTTTTTCTTTGCTCATATCTTCTACTCCTTTTCTTATTATTACCATGTTGCAAATAAATTATATAATAAGCATTTAAATATATCAATAAAAAATTCCGCATATTTGGTCTAACAGAGCCATAATATTATGATATAATAAAAAACCACTATAAAACATAGCTTTAAAGCGGGTTAAAAGTACGTGTCAGAAAGGAGTAAAAATGGCAGAGGAATACAAGAAAGAAATAATTGAACGATTAAATAACGTTCAACAAGAACGACTTTTGAAGATTATGCTCGACTGCGTAAAGTCTTTAGAAAAGCAAGAAAAGGGAAATTAATTTTCCCTTTTCTCAATCTTAGTCGCGGAGTATAAACTTTTCGTAAAAATTGCAAAATGCTTCTTTTTTCTCTTTAGATAAATCATAGTAATCTATTACGATTTTTTGAAAACGTTCATCACTTAAATTTATCTTGACGCAAACGTCCATGAATTCGCCACCTAAATCATCGTATTTCTTTTGTTCTGTTAAATCACTTTTCAAGATTCCGAAGTAATCCGCAATAGCTTGAATCTTTCCTGATCTTGGCATTATTTTTCCCACACACCAAGTGTTAAAAGTTGTCTGAGCAAATCCAAGTTCACGTGCCACTTCTTTTTGTTGCTTCCCACTAGCATTAATATAATGATTTAAGTTATTGGCAAAAATTTTCTTTTGTTCCTCCTCTGTCATTGTCTTCCTCCTATCTTTTGTTTAATTGGTTGCATCATTATAATAACATATAATCCTAAAAAATTCAATAAAAATCCTAAAAAATTAAATTTATGCTTGACAATCCTATATTTTAGGATTATAATTAAATCACAAACAAACGAAAGGGGCGAAACGAAATGATGTTACAGATTCCTAGAATTTGCATTGCGGCTTGTAGAGTTAATGCAAATTTAAGTCAAAGAGAATTTGCCAAGAAAGTCGGCGTATCTCTTGCAACAATCACAAACTGGGAAGCCGGAAAAACAGAACCAGACCTCACGCAACTTCGTAAAATTAGTGAGCTTTCCGGCATACCTATGGACTATATTTTTGTGGAAAGAGAATCCTAAAAAATAGGATTATGTGAAGGACAGAAAGGAAGGTGACTAGATGAATAATATTCAAATTTTTAAAAATAACGAATTCGGAGAGGTTCGCACATTGGTTGTCGAAGGAGAACCGTGGTTTGTCGGGAAAGATGTGGCTGAATCATTAGGGTACGCCAAAGCCAGAAACGCCATTGCAACCCATGTTGATGGCGAAGATAAAAAGGACGCCCCGATTCAGGGCACCCTTGGCGGCGTACAGGAAATGACTATTATCAATGAGTCAGGCTTGTACTCCTTAATATTCGGAAGCAAATTAGAGTCCGCCAAGCGTTTCAAACGATGGGTTACTTCTGAGGTTCTTCCGTCCATCAGAAAGACAGGTAGTTATCAGAAGCCCGCAACAATAGCGGAGCAGATAGGCTTACTCGCCACAGGCTATGGAGACCACGAAGACCGTATTAAGAACCTTGAGAGCAACATGGTAATTGACTATGGACAACAGCAAACACTGCGACAGCACGTCAATAAGGCTGTTTTAAATGCATTAGGCGGCAAGGACACAGAAGCATATGCATACATCAGTAAAGTTGTATTTGCAGAGTGCAACAGGGATTTGCAAGACAGATTTAAAGTTAACAGTCGGAACAACATCCCTCGTAAACGATATGAGGAGGCTATTGACTATGTAGACAACTGGGAACCGAAAACAAATACAAAGTTGAGAATTGACGAATATAACCGTCAACAGAGATTTGAGGTATAGGAGGTAAAAATGAAGGCTATGTACAATTTACTGACCATCGTGTCAGTAGCGTTGGTTATCTGGATCTCGTCCAGTTGGGTTGGCGTAATGACACATAATGCCGGAAAAGATTATAACAATTATAATTTTTTCGTGATGTTAGGGGGTGAATAAAAAAATGAATGAGCCTCCAAGAAAAGAGTATGTTATTAGATTACTCTACACCCTTTTAGGACGACAACAAGGTGTAGAGTATGACAAAGTATTCTACACTGATAAAGACGGTGTAGAGCATGAGGTAAAAAAGGAAGAGCCCTACCATTAAGCTCTTACGATAAATCATACAAGTAAATCATACAAAAGACTTGGCGTTTTGTCAAGATAGGAGGTAGACATGGCAGTAATGAGAATAAATAAAACGACAGACTACACCGTTATGTCGAATTATCATTTTAGAGAAAAGGATATGTCTTTAAAAGCGAAAGGCTTGCTGAGCCTTATGCTTAGTTTACCGGAAGACTGGGACTTTACAGTTAAGGGACTGGCAAATTTGAATAAAGACGGCGTAGACGGCGTAAGAGCCGCATTAGAAGAGTTAAAAGCGTTCGGATACCTGAAAGTGACTCGTGAGAGAAACGAAAAAGGACAGGTAAGCGGTACAGTTTACGACATTTACGAAAAGCCAACACAGGAAAAACCTGTATTGGAAGAACCTAAAGAGGAAAAGCCTATATTGGAAAAGCCAACACAGGAAAAACCTATACAGGAAAATCCAACGCAATTAAATACTAAAGGAATAAAATACTTAAATAATAAAATACTTAAGGAATCAAGTACTAAAGGAATAAAAGAGAGTGCGCGTGCAAAGAAAGAACCGGAACAGTATTTCGAGGACGAAGAACTTAACTGCAAGTTTTTGGAATTCCTTGCTATGCGTAAGAAAATCAGAAAGCCAGTAAGAACAGACAGAGCCTTGAAAGCTTTGCTCAAAAAATTACACGAGCTGTCCGGCGGAGATTTGGGAACGATGAAAAAAATCATTGACCAGTCGTTGGACAAGGAGTGGTTAGGATTCTTTGAGCTGAAAACAGCTAATGACAACACAAAGAACATTAACGACCGACTGTACGGAGATATACAGCACTGGGCGGCACAGAAAGAACAGGAAGGAGGCGGAATGTATGACGATTTCGGAGTTTTCTAAAATCGTAGCCGCACTAAAGACCGTTTACACGGCTCCGGGATTTGTTCCCAACGAACAGGCGTTAGACATGTGGTATCGCTTGGTAGGCAAGAATAACGACTACCAGACAATAAGCGTAGCGGCGCAGATGTACATGACAACAGGAAAGTTTCCGCCAACACCGGCAGATATTTTAGAGTGTGCCAGTAAACTCAAGGCAGAAAGCAGCTACCTGAGTGAGCAGGAAGCATGGGCAACAGTGGCAAAGGCGTGCAGTAATGGGATTTACGGCTACAGAGAAGAATTTGACAAACTGCCCCCTACGTTGCAAAAGGCAGTAGGAACGCCGCAGACGCTTCACGACTGGGCAGTAGTAGATTCAGCGGACTTTCAGACGGTCATACAGTCAAATTTCCTGAGAAGCTACAGAGCGGCGTTAGAAGCACAGAAGGAGATAGACAAGTACCCGCCGAAGCTCCGAGAAATGATACAGGCGGCGGGAGCAATAGAGCGAAAAGAAACAGTACCAGAACTACCTACACTGGGAGAAATAGTTGGACGGTTAGAGCAGGATAATAAAAATTATACCCTGGAACAATGTAGTGGAGCGTTAGGGGATTGGATAGCAGAAAAGAAGGAGAGATTAGGTTATGAATAACACAATGATTAGCGTAAACGGCTTTGCGAAAAGAGAGTACGAGGACGCCTTAGAGAAAAAAGGTGTAATTCCTGCAAATGTTGTAATCACAGTCGAGGACAAGACGATTGCAAGAGCTATTTTAGAGCTATTTAAAGACAAGGTACAAAAAACAGGCGTTTTGCGGATGAAGGAAATTGAAGCTTTTGCCCGCGGATACAACGAATTGAGCAAAAGCATTGAAGCGGCATGGGGAGAAGAAAGCGAGGAGAAACATGGCGGAGTGGTACGTTGACCCAGTCAAGGAATACCTAAAAAGACAGCGACTTGAGGCGGAATATGAGTGCAGAACAGCACACAAAGCAATCAAACGAGGCGCGGCAAACTACAACGAATACGAGAGGTACGAGGAGGAATTAGAGCAATGACACTATACGAGATTGACAGTGCAATCATTGGCTGCATGGACGAAGAAACAGGAGAAATTATTGAGGGCGCCATGGAAGAATTAGAACTTGACAATATCCAGAAAGCCGAAAATATCGCATTATCAATAAAAAATGATACAGCAATGGCTAAGGCTTTGAAAGAGGAGATTGACAAGCTTACGCAACGGCTCAGAACTTGCAACAACGGTATAGACAGCAAGAAAAAATACTTACCGTACTTACTCGGAGACAAAAAGCTCAAGACAGCAAGAGTCAGCGTGTCATACAGAAATAGCGAGTCTGTGACTATTGACGACTTAGGCAGCCTAACAGAGGAATACATCAGGATTCCGGAGCCACAGGCGGACAAGACAGCGATTAAAAAGGCAATTAAAGCCGGGAAAGAGGTCGCAGGGGCACATATTGAGACATCTAAGAGCGTGATCGTGAGGTAAGAAAGATGGGAGATATTCACAAAAAGTTACAAAGAATTCAGGCAGAATTAAAGGTGCCAAAAAGCAGGTACAGCGACTTTGGCAAATGCAACTATAGGAGTTTAGAGGACATCTACGAGGCGGTAAAACCGTTGTTGGACGAAGAAGGTTTACTACTGTCCATTAACGACGAAATCGTTATGTTGGGCAACCGATTTTACATAAAAGCGACAGCGGTTTTGAAAGATGTGGAAAGCGAGAGTAGTTTTTGTACTACAGCATATGCCAGAGAAGCAGAGAGCAAACCAAAGATGGACGCGGCACAAATTACCGGAGCGGCATCAAGCTACGCGGGGAAATACGCATTAAATAGTTTGTTTCTTCTGGATGATTCTAAAGATGCAGATACAGACGAATACAAACGCAACGAATTTGTCACAGAAAAAGAAGCGAAACGGCTCTATGATCTGATGCAAAAAAAAGGAATGACGGAAGCCCAGATTAAAGAATGGGCAAGTCAAAGAGGTTTAAAATCATTGTATCAGACGACACAACAACAATATGCCGAAGCCATGAAGGAATTAGGACTGAAATAGCATGGATTTAACTGGAAAAATAAAAAACTTAGCAGTGGATTATTTTAGCAAAAAGATAACAGTTACTCTGGAAATTAATGAGGCGGAGCGGTTTATAAAGGGCGTGGACGAACTGAAAAAGCTGGAAAAGCTGTCCGTAATAATTAAACCGTTCCGCAAGAAAAGAAGCCTGTCAGCAAACGCTTATTTTCACGTTCTAGTCACCAAAATAGCGGAGAAAGTCGGCACGAGCAAGGCGGAAGCCAAAAATTTGATGATAGGCAGATACGGACAGCCGGAGCTGATAAAAGGGGACATAGCAGTTTTAAAAACTAACGTCCCAACCGACATCATGTATAAAAAAGAGGACGTTCACACGGTTGCGATAGGACGGCGGCTAGAAAAAGGCAAAGAGGTAGTATTTTACAGGCTCATGAGAGGCTCACATACATACGACAGCCGGGAAATGAGTGAGCTAATCAAAGGCACGATACAGGAAGCAGAAGACTTAGGAATTGAAACGCTAACACCAAGAGAATTGGAACAAATACTAGGAAAATGGAAGCCAAGAAAGGAAGAAGAGAAATGAAAAAATTTGAATTAACAACAGAATTTATCACAAATATGTTTGGAAAAAAATTATTTAGAATTAAAGCGCTGGTTGAATTTGGAAACGTGAAAGCTGGAGAACTTGGAGGATATGTAGAGAAAGAGGAAAATGTATCGCAAGACGGTAATGCGTGGGTGTCCGGCGACGCAAGGGTTTACGGCGACGCAGAGGTTTCCGGCGACGCAAGGGTTTCCGGCAACGCAGAGGTTTCCGGCAACGCAAGGGTTTCCGGCAACGCAAGGGTTTACGGCAACGCATGGGTTTCCGGCAACGCAGAGG